TAAATCAAGTGGAGAACCAATTTATAGTGCAACTGAAGTTGATATGATAAATTCACAAAATAAATTATTTGTAGTTAAGAAATAAAATGCCATTACCAAAGAAAGTTATACCAACATTACCATTAGTCCCACATAAGACATTGTCTGCTCGTAGGGAACAACTATTGGAATATATTAATAAAGACGGAACATATCTTCCTAAATCAGTACTACACGCCGATTTGGATAGAGGAATGTTAGATTTCGTTAAAAATGATTTAGAGGTTATCACCGCAGGAAAAATAGTTCCAATGGTGGATATTATAATCACAACTCAAAACTGGACTCAATACGTTGAGACAGCGTTATTTGTGGATTTAGATTATAACCCATCCCCGCCCTTCATCACGGTAGTAAGAAGTCCTGAAGTTAAATTTGGAAGTAACCCATCGTTACAATACACAATTCCCGATAGAAAACAATTCTATTATGCATCTGTCCCAACTTGGAATGGAAACGAACAAGGAATGGATATCTACACAATACCTCAACCGGTTCCTGTTGATATTAGTTATAGTGTAAAGATTATTTGTAATCGTATGAGAGAACTTAATCAGTTGAATAAGGTGATTATGCAAAAATTTTCCTCAAGACAAGCTTATACTTTTATCAAAGGTCAGTATGTTCCGATTGTAATGAATAATGTTTCTGATGAATCTCAAATGACAATGGACGCTAGAAAGTATTATGTTCAAAGTTATGACTTCACCATGTTAGGTTATTTGATTGATGAAGAAGAGTTTGAAGTTAAACCGGCAATTGCGAGAGTGACCCAACTTATGGAATTAACTGGAGCGGGAAATGTAGGAAAGAAAAATAAAACATTAGAAAATTCAAATGAATTTTTGGAAAATTATTTATTTGTTGTTGGGAACGATACTTTAAGTGATGTTGTTGCTTACACCGCAAATCTTTCTTTTGGAACTTGGTCTAATGTTGACTCTTTTGATGTTTATATTAATGGTGATTATTTTGGTACCGATGTTCAAAATATTCAGATAACAACTAACGATGTTTTACGAATAGATGTGGTTAAAACTGATGACACAAAAGAGTCGTCAATACAGTTCGATAATATATTAGTTTAATCTTCTCCGTAGATATCTTTCTTCTCTTTACAGGTTTCTACGATTAATTTTTCCAAAAACTTATAAATTTTTAATCCTCGTTTTTCACAGTACTTTTTCAGTATGTCGTGTACGGCGGGGTCAATTTTAATATTCTTGATTTCTTTTGTCTGTTTCATAGGTAGAAAAAAGGTAGAATTTATTCATACTCTTTACAAATACATATCTAAAAGTAAAGTTTTTTGATATTTTATCGAATATTTATCTATAAAATAAATCTGCAATAGAATAATTAGATAATGGCAACAGCACAAGCAAATCAAAAAGTTTTCGTTTCACCGGGTGTATACACTTCTGAAACTGACTTATCATTCGTAGCACAAAGTGTGGGTGTTACTACCCTAGGTTTAGTTGGTGAGACTTTGAAAGGTCCTGCATTTGAACCGGTATTCATAACAAACTACGACGAATTCCAAGCCTTTTTCGGAGGAACAGAACCAACCAAATTTGTTAACACACAAATCCCTAAATATGAAGCGGCATACATCGCTAAATCTTACTTGCAACAATCGAATCAATTGTTTGTTACAAGAATCTTAGGTTTATCGGGATATGATGCAGGTCCATCTTGGAGTATTAGAGTTACTGCTAACGTAGACCCTACAACAGTAATCCAAAACCCAACCGGAGCAACTTCTTGGTCTGTATCTTTTACAGGTTCAACAAGTGCGGGTACTGTTAATTTTATTAGTGGTTCATTCCCGGCAGCGGTTCAAGCAAACTTTAACACACAATATAGATTATCAGATGGTAGTACTTCTACATATGATAATGATATTACAAACACAATATTAAGTATTGTTGGAGACCCATCATTATCTGCAACTACCGCAGTTGCTTACGGACCTGTTCCGGAACTTGATTATTGGAATTTAATTGACCAATATGGTGCGGTGGTAAATGCATATGGTGTTGATAGTGTTGATTTAGCGGATAATGATTTATCTGCAGGTGAAAATGATTCTTGGTTCTATGCAAACTTTAATAACTATACAGGAAACGCCTACACAGGTTATTCATTTGATTATGTGTTTGATTCAATTGTTACAGGAGTAAGTGATAGTTTTTCGGGAACAATCTCAGGTGAGTATTATACTTTTATTGGTACCGCATATACTGAATATAACAACATGGTTGTAGCAACACTTCGTTCAAGAGGTCTATCATTATATGTTAATAGTTCAACTAGTGATAATCACGGACCGGTTTATGAGGTAAACGACGAGAATAATGTGTTATTGTTAAACACTGACCAATATTCAAGTATAGATAAAAACCCTTATGCGTCATTTGGATTATCAGGTGTTACTAAAGATGGTGATAATTTCACATTCGAAACTAACTTATCGGCAGCATCTTCAAAATTCATAACTAAAGTATTAGGTATTGATAATTTTGGAAAAGCAAGAAATGAAGTTCCTTTGTTTGTTGAAGAAATTTATCCGGGGTCATTGGCTTACGCTTATAACCAAGGTTATATTAGAGGTATTAATCCTGAATTGGTTGCATTACCAGGTGCTAGAAGTGAAAATCCTTCATCAATTGCATACAGTGTTGGTCAATATCAATCACCGGTTACACCATTCTTAGTTTCTGAATTAAGAGGTAATAAAGTTTATAAATTATTTAAATTTGTTTCAATCTCTGATGGGGACGCGGCAAATTTAGAGGTTAAAGTATCAATCGCTAACTTATCATTCAATAATATGACATTTGATGTGTTGGTGAGAAATTTCTTCGACACGGATTCTAACCCGGTTGTTATTGAGAAATTCACTAACTGTAATATGGACCCATTCTCTAACAACTTTGTTGCTAAGAAAATTGGTACAACCAATGGTGAATATGCATTACTTTCAAAATATGTAATGGTTGAAATGGCCGATGAGGCACCAATCGATGCAATTCCTTGTGGATTTGAAGGATACACTCAAAGAGAATATGATAATGTCTTAAACCCATCTCCGGTTCCAAAATTCAAAACAAAATATTTCTTCCCTGGTGAAACTATTGCAAACCCACCGTTTGGGGCTGCAACAGGTGGTTCAAATTTAGTTGAATCTCCGGGTGACATTGTTAGAAGAACTTATTTAGGTTTCTCAACACAATATGGTATTGACGAATCGTTCTTAACTTATAAAGGTAGACAAAACCCACAATCTTGGGTTATTGCACCTCAACCAATTGAAGGAGCTGCTTGGAATTATGTGAGTAAAGGTTTCCACATGGACTCAGGTGCTACAGTAGTTACAATTTCAAATAGTTCATTGACTAGTGGTCAAACAGCATTTGAATGTGGTACTGCTGAATTTAGAGAGGACCCTGAAACTCAAGAAAATCCTTACTACTTTATTTACTCAAGAAAATATACTTTATGTTTTGCGGGTGGATTTGATGGTTGGGACATCTATAGAGAGTTTAGAACAAATCAAGATAGATTCCAATTAGGTCAATCAGGATTCTTGGCGGGAGCATCGTCTTCTACAAGATACCCTAACGCTACAGGTAGTGGTTTATTTAAGAGAATCACAGTTGCTAACAATACTCAAGATTTTGCTAACACTGACTACTACGCATACTTACTTGGTATCTTAACGTTTAGAAATCCTGAGGCAACAAACATTAACGTGTTTGCAACTTCAAGTATTGATTACATCAATAACTCTAACTTAGTTGAAGAGGCGATTGATATGATTCAATACCAAAGAGCTGACTCGGTTTATATTGCAACAACACCTGATTATAATATGTATACTCCGGATGCAACAAACCCTCAAGATATAATTTATCCTCAAGAAGCTGTTGACAACTTGGACAATACTGGAATTGACTCTAACTATACTGCAACTTACTATCCTTGGATTTTAACAAGAGATACTGTTAACAATACACAAATTTATTTACCTGCTACAGGTGAAGTTTGTAGAAACTTAGCATTAACCGATAACATTGCATTCCCGTGGTTCGCATCAGCGGGTTACACAAGAGGTCTTGTAAATTCTGTTAAAGCGAGAGTTAAGTTGACTCAAGAAGATAGAGACACACTTTACCAAGGTAGAATTAACCCTATCGCAACTTTCTCAGATGTTGGTACGGTTATTTGGGGTAATAAAACATTACAAATTGCTGACACAGCACTTAACAGATTGAATGTAAGAAGATTATTACTTCAAGCTCGTAAATTGATATCAGCGGTGGCAGTAAGATTATTGTTCGAACAAAACGACCAAATCGTTAGACAACAATTCTTAGATAGTGTTAACCCAATCTTAGACTCAATTAGAAGAGACCGAGGTTTATACGATTTCCGTGTAACAGTTTCATCTTCACCTGAGGATTTAGATAGAAATACTTTAACAGGTAAAATTTACTTGAAACCGACGAAAGCGTTAGAGTTCATCGATATTGAATTCTTCATTACTCCAACAGGAGCATCGTTCGAGAATATTT